ATATACTCCATAGCGTTCATATGGTCTTCTGTATCTCGATGGTGTCTGGGTTGGCTGCTGCCATGATCTGGCGGATAGCCATCTTGTTTGCTGAACTAGAAATCTTGATATTGATTAAACGCCACTTCTCGTACTTACGAAGGTCACTGGCAATCTTCTTCTTAACTGATGAAGGCAGGACGGCTGGAAGCGTGAATGGCAAAGTTAACGTTGAGCTTGCAATGTTTAGGTTGGGTACAACGCTGACATCCCCTACATCAACATCACGCTGGATGAAGATGTTAGCATCACTAGAGAACGAGTTGTCAAATACAATCTCAAAGTGGCTGCCATATTTTAGCGAGAAAGGGTCATTAAAATTAAAGTCTTTAGTTCTTACAAAAGACTCATAAGCCACGCCTTCATCAACGTAATCAGTAGTGGTAGTTCCAGTTGGACTCTTATACCCAGAATACTTATTGATGACTCCAGTTGTGGTTTTTAGCATTAACCTTGATCCTTCAGCGTTAAAATTAGTCAAAGCAAACTGCATTGCCTTTGGACTCCAGGTTCCTTCAAACACGCCTAGCGCGGTATTGTACACCAGCAACGTATCGTTTGTATCATTTGCCTCGGTGGGTATAGACAAGAAGTATCTATTATCGTAATACATGGCAGTAGATATTGCTATAGCCTGCGTGTTGATGCTCTGGATAACGTCTTTGACTATCTCGGAAATTGGTATTCCAACTGAGCTAAAGTCATCCGCTACTGAGCGCACCAGAGACCTAATGCCATTGTCGGACAAGAACAATATATCGCTACTTACCTGAACCGCAGTACCAGTAGCAACGCACCCTGTATTGTTGGATATGATGGACACAACCCAATCCGCTGCTGTTACTGCATCGCTTGGTACGTCCACCTGGAATACCCTGCGCTTCTTGAATACAATGATCCTATTTTTGTAGTATGGAACGATTGCAGTTATCTCGTCACCATCATCGCCGTTAACAACGATACTGTTGGTCGCATCCCATACTGAAGGATCTAAAATGTCCGAGGCGTAAAGCGTATTTCTGTCAGCCCCAGAACCAACTGCAAACAATCTGTTTTCTGTGTTAATTAAAAGCCTCAAGCCTTGTGGTGGTGGGCTGACAGTAGAAGTAGCAGTTGCGCCAGACCCATCACCAACGATTGTGATTGTAGCTGCGGTTGAATAGCCGTATCCACCATCAACAACAGTCACGCCTGTTACCGCGCCACCAGCTACTGTTGTAATAAAGGTTGGAACTGTACCGCCCCAATTAGGTCCAGAAGCAATTGCAGTTGCGCTTGTATATCCAGTTCCTGCGGTTGTAACTGTTACAGCGCGAACCTTGCCGCCCTGCCTAGTGATAATGCTACCATTCCAAAAATGAGAGTCTCCATCCGCATCAGCCAAGAACATCTTGTCGTTGAACTGAGCCATCGACACTTCGGTTGCGCTGTTTATGGAATAGCCATTAGACCATTGTTGAGCGTAAGAGTTCCATGCGCTTGTCGATTGGCTCCAGGTAGCATCAATTGGATGCATTGTGGAAGTTCCGTTTGATTCAATACTAAAGAACCTTCCATTGGTTACAGTTAGCAACTGCTCATTGGTAGCAGTCTCGTAGTAACGCATCCCACCCACAGAACCAACCGCGCTGGTTGCAGTAGTGCAAAAGTTTGTTGTGCCAACGCGAGTCTCAAGATTGCCCCTTGGGGAAAGGGTCATGTTGGATAACTGCTGTACTTGATTCTCGGCTAGTAGGTCAGATTGCAGACCACTGGCTTGACCACCTAAAAAGCTCCTAATGCCATCGAACGTTAGGACATCGTCCGTTGCGTCAACAAAGTATGGCATGGTAGTTAAATTATCTCTTCGATTGAGAGATCGCCTAGGCTGATTGGTGTGATCTGTTTCATCCCGCCCACTTGAGAGAGTTCATAATTCGCCATTGCAGCTAGGTCAGAGTTTGCGGCCTGTGTAACAATCTGCGACTTACCATACTGACGCTCGCGCTCTAAGGCATCGGCGTGGGTTAAGGCAAGGACAACGTGGCTTACATGAGGTAAACGAAGTTCATCGGCAATTGCGTTGGCAGAGGGAGGAAAGTCAACAACGTAGTTAGTTCTGGTTAGGCACTGAAGCTTCTGCACAACTAAGAGTGTGTTTGTGCTGGTAGTTTCTAAGATTGGGTAAAGGTCAAGCTCTGCTGTTCCACCAGTGTTACGACCCTTGAAGTAGAAGAATACTGGCGTGCCTGTTGTTGCATCATTAAGTAAGGAAGAGTTTTGGCTGACAATAGTTGCTAGATCCATCGCTTGCAACTCAGCATTGTTGTAGGCAACTGAAAGCGGGTTCTCTACATTAGAGCCAAGAGTTACTGTCCTGCTCCCAGCGGTAACGGCGTAGGTAGATGTGGTAACGCTCTCCCTCCAAGGTGCAAAGTTCCATACCCGCCTGTAGTTTAGGCTGGCAGATTTTTGCAGGAATGTAAGCGTATCGGCATCGGTCTTGCCGATCTTCTCGCCAGCGTACTGAGCGATTTCAGTTAGGGTCATTTATGCCCTTCTTAATTCAATACGCTCGGCCAGACAGCCTTAATCTCTTCAGGCGTGTTGCCAACAATTTCAGCTTTAGTCACATCACGCAAGGCTTGTTTCTTCGATGCAATCTCAGCCTGCTTCTCGGTGTTAGCAGTTTCAACTGCCTTCATAAACTCAATGTCGAGTGAGGCAAGCAAAGGCTTGCGAGCTTCACGCCATTTATCTTTCCAAATCGCTTTGGCTTTATTTGGGTTAACAATGATCATTCAGTGTACTCCCATGCGTTGCGGAAGGTGCGGTCAGAAGGGACTTCTGAAGCGTCAACGATTTTGAATGGCTTGCCAGCGGGGACATCTTTTGCTGCACACTCTTCGATGGTGTGAGTTAGCAAATAGTCTGGGGTCGGCACAATGATTGCCACGCCTTCGTCTGTTGGATAGATAATTTTCTTCATAATAGCTTATCGAAATACAATAACATTGCATTTTGTTGGGTCTGCTCTTTGTGCGCTATTGATTGGTGCAAACGCTGAAACTGCCACAGCACTCGTTGAGTACGTTGTTCTAACTACGCCAGCAACACAAGCAAGCACGTGTTCCCCATTAGGGGGGCAGTTATGCGAAAAATTTGTAACATAATTAGTGTCAGACAATGCTGTTGCAAAATTTATTTCGTAGTCACCAGTGCCAAAATCCGTAATAGTACTTACATTGAAGCTCGCATTAATTCCAGTAGCACTTGCTGGGCTAGTCACCAGTGTCCCATCAAAATTAACCCAAGCCTTTGCGACTCTGCTGGCTACGTTGTCTGCTTCGGTTCCTGAGGTGGAGAGTTTTGCAAATGTAATTGAACCATCCGCAGGGGTTGAAGAGAAAGTTCCAGTTGTTGCGGATGTAATTATTCCCTTTGCATTGACAGTTAAGAATGGAATTGCTGTTACGCTTCCATAAGTTCCAGCAGTTGCTCCGCTTGTCCCAAGCGTTCCAGTTCCGTTGCTGATTGTGAAATCACCAGTAAGAGTGGTTGACAGATTGCCAATCGTTCCAGTAGTGCTGTTGAGGGTGGCAATTGTTCCAGTAGTGCTGTTAAATGTTCCAATCGTCCCAGTACTAGCAGTAAGCGTCTGGATAGTTCCGTTGGTGATGTTGGCCGCAGTAGATGTGGTCGTTCCAGTAGTAAGGGTAGGAATTGTCCCAAGCGTTATATTGGCAGTGCTTGACGTTAAGTTTGGAATTGTTCCAGTAGTAATCGTTGCGCTGGTGCTGACTGTCCTATTTCCAGTAGCAGTGCCGTAGGTCAACGCACCAGTAAGGCTTAGGTTTACAAAAGTTCCAGCAGTAAGCGTATCTTCAAACAAGTTCTGAACTGTTGCACGCCTGGGCGCACCTGTATCAGAAACTCCGCCAACAGCAATCAGAAGCTGATCGGCAGTTCCTACTGTTGTTAATTCAGTCTGAGTCGTGATTAGGCCAGCGTAGATCGCCGTATCATCAATAAGATTATGCAGGCCAGCCGCAGTAACAGTGCCGTTAGTGGCAAATGTTTGGGTTCTATTTAGAATTGTTGCCATAAATTAAGCCGTAAACCTCATTGCGGTTGCATAAAGGATTCCCGCTGGAACAGTGCCAGCGGTTGTTGTTGGATTTGTTATTGAATACCTTGCGATATTAGTTGCTATTGGATGAAATCCAATAATCAATCCAGCCGATCCAGTTGCAGTTCCAAGTGAATCAAGTGAACCAATCATTATGTCACCAAGAGCGCATCCTGTTAATGTAAATGTTCCGTTGGTTGTTCCAGCAGCATTATATGCAGAAACTGTGGAAAGTGTAAACGCTGCTGTTCCGTAGCTAACTGC